CTAGCATCAAACGGTAAAGAGGATAATGATGTTGGGTACGCATCAGCAAACTTAATCTCACGCGATACGTTGTTATGTGAGTTCAAAATCATCAACGACATGTCACGCTGTTTGCGAACACCAGTGTCATCTTCCACCACAAGACCCATCATCCAATCATGGATCTCTTTGTAGTTAACTAAATCCTCGTCGATCAAAAATGTCATTTCAAATTGACCATACTCAACCTTATCCGGCATCTGAGTAATGTTTCTTTGTGGCGTATTCAACGGTGCACCAGTGACGGCCAAATCAGGAAGCGCAACGGTCTGCACAGTAAACTGAGCATTCTTATACTTCTGATTATCAATCAACAACCTAAATCCAGACGGACTTACGAATGTTGGGTTAGCGATCGTTGGGCTGGTTTCTGCCCCCTCGCTAAAATCGACGTTAAGCTGATATGCCATTTCTTAAACCTCTATCGACAGTACTTGTTGACTATCTTGTATAGCCTACCTGACTTCATTAGTTTTGTTTAGTTTCTTCATATATTTTTTTATCATATAACTATTTATACACAAAAAGAAGGGGGCCTAAGCCCCCTTCAACGAGTACATTAATGTACCTTCTTATTATTCGCCAAGAATGTTGTCGACACGCATGATACGGAAGTACTGGTTCTGACGAGCAGTACCGATTCCGTCTGGTGAAGCTTCGACGAATGGGTTGGCGATCATGCCGTAGCGAGTTTTGAAACCAATTTTCGGCTGGAAGTTGTTCTCACCAACTGCACGTACCATTGTGAGTGGAACGTATGGGCAATAGAACATACCTGCGTCATATGGGTTAGCACCACGGTAACCAACAGTCAAGTAGTTAACAGTTGCATATGGGTCGATGTAGACCTTCATGCCACCAGTAATAGTACCTGCGAAGGTGTTACCAGAATCGTCAACAGCCAAACCTGCATTGCCGGCAAGAGCTGGAGTATAATCCAACATGCCAGAAGCAGAAAGTGCTGCAGCTACATCAGAAGAACACAACACGAAGTTACCTTTACCGCGACGAGTTTCACGTGCGATAATGTTTGCTTCACGCTGGATCTGAACCAACAGACCTTTGTACTTCTCAACAGACCAACGGCCATCAGCGTCAGTGTTCAGATCAAAGATACCTGCAGTAGTCAGGTCGCTTTGCTGTGCACCAAGCTTAGCACGAGAGTTGATTGTACGAACCATCTCACGGTTGATTTCTGCAAGAATCTCAGCAGACAAGATGTTTGCCAATTCAGATTCAGCATCCAAACCGTGGATAGCTTTAAGATCCTGTGCAAGCTCCATAGTGTACTCAGCTTTCAGAGCACGGCTACGAGCAGTCACAGTAGCTTTGTCGATAGTGAAGCTCATTTCACCAAACGCGTTGGTTGAGCTATCACCAAGTGCTTCAGCTTCAGCAGTAGTCATACCGCCACCAAAACCGAAAGTATCGCCTACGTTATCAGAGCCTGAGTCCTCAGAGTCAACATCTACTGAGAAGTTAGGCAGAGATGAAGAATCACCACCGTGTGTACCGTTCTTAGCAGTAGCAGTGTTACCGTTGAACGAGCTTGAGCTGTAATCAGTGTCAGCTTCGTTGAACAGCGCTTCAGTAGCAGAAGTACGAGATGCATTGTCGTTGTAGCGAGACTTCATAGCGAAGATCAGGCCAGTAGGACCAGACATTGGCTGAACACCAGCAATGTCATATGCAATCAGGTTAGGCATTGCACGACGAACAAGCGAGATCAATACTGGATCCCAGTTGTTAATTGCGCCAGTGCCGGCTGAAGTAGAGTTAACAGGAGCAGCCTCAGTCAAGTTGAACGATGCTTGCGCACGCTCTTCTTTCAGAGCCTTCTCTGTGTTTTCAAGAACAGCAGCAGTTACTGCTTTCTTATATTTGTCACCCAGTGCAGGTGCGCCTTCGGCGTCAAGTACTGGGTTCCATTTTTCCATTAATTGATCGGAACCAAACATTGGACTTTCTCCTTATTGAGATGATTTTTTAATCGCAGCAAGATA